AAATTCTTGGTAAAAACGCTAAGAGACCTTTCTTACATGTTAGATATAGAGCTTCAGAAACTGAAGACAGAAGATATAAGACTTGGATTACTGGTTCTGCTGGTGGTGCTGCAACGTCAGATATCGATAACATGCAAGTAAACTTCTTGTCTGAGAGAGCTGTATGTACTTTAGGTGCAAACAACTTCTTCTTATTTCAAGACTAATACTTAATTACAAGGGGTACAGCAATGTGCCCCTTTTTTAAATTTTAAATTAAATTAAATCAAATGAAAAAAGAAAAAACAAGTCCTAATATAGACACAGTTAAAATTACTCCTAAAAAATCTACACCAAAGTTCGTAGATAAACAATATAAACTTACAAGAGAAACAGCTCCCTTATCTTTGATATTAGCATCAAGGCATACAACAAGGTTTCCGCTGTTACACTTTGATGAGGACACAGGTCTCAATAGGCCTCTTAGATATGCAAGAAACCAAAACTCACCATTTCAAGATGAGCAAGATGATAACGCTATTGTTGAGCCAATTGTATTTGAAGATGGATTCTTACACGTACCAAAGAACAATCAAGTGTTACAAAAATTTATGGATTTACATCCTGGTAAAGGCAGAATATTTATAGAAGTTAATAAAGCAAAAGAGGCTGCTGAATTAGTTGAAGATTTAAACTTAGAAGTCGATGCTTTAATCGAAGCAAGACAGCTTACGGTTGATCAAGTAGAGAATGTAGCTAGAGTTTTATTTCAGAATGATGTATCAAAAGTTACAACAGCTGAATTAAGAAGAGATATATTAATATTTGCAAAACAAAACCCTGGTGGTTTTATGAATTTATTAAAAGACCCAGCTCTTAAATTTAATGCTGATATTCAAAACATTTTAGATAAAAATCTAATACAGTTAAGAAATAATAAGAAAGAGGTGTGGTTTAACACAGATTCAAATAAAAAGAAAATGTGTAATATACCATACGGTGAAGACCCTTTATTTATAATAGGTTCTTACTTTCAAAGTGATGATGGTTTAGAGTCTTTTAAACATTTAAAAGCGTTAGCAAAAAATTCGTAACTTTGTGCTTTAAGTTTAACTATTAATTTTTTTACAATGACAAAATTTTTAAATATTCCAGTAACTAATGAGCAATACCAATTGGTAGCTATTAGTGATATTGTGTTAATAGAGCAAGCATCTACTACTACAGTAACAATTGCTTATGGTGGTGGAAAAGTAACTACGATTACTCATGCAACAGCAGGTGCAGGAGATGAAACGCAAAGAGATGCAATTCAAGATGCAGTAGTAGCAGCATTAACTACTTCATGGACAAACCCATCGTATAATGTAGATAACCTACCTTATGCAGTAAGTGGAATTGCAGTCGCATAAAAGATTTAATCCTTCCTTTACTATCGACAGCGAGAAAGCACCTAATTCCTAGGTGCTTTTTTATTTTATGTATCTTTGTAAAAAGATTTTCAAATGATAAATTCTGTAAGAAATACTGTCCTTGCTATTATCAATAAAAATAACTACGGATATATATCTCCGGGTGATTTTAACTTGTTTGCAAAACAAGCTCAATTAGATATATTTGATGAATACTTTACAAATTATAATCAACAAATAAACGAAGAAAACGCAAGAGTTTCAGGAACTGGTTATGCGGATATAAAGCTTGGTTATGAAGAAGTTATTGATAGTTTTGCAATTACAAAAACTTTAACTCAAAATTTAAATAACATATATAACTTGCCTAGTCAATCGACTACTGGTGATGATTATTATTTAATAAACAAAATATTATGTTATAACGCAGGGGTTTTAAAAGGTGAGGCTGAAAAAGTAAGTAACAATAAAATAGATTTATTAAACAAATCTGTTTTGACTTCTCCTTCTGACCAATATCCAGCTTATACACAAAAAGGAAATACTGTTACAATATATCCTAATACTTTTAATGGAGCTTTAGATATACAAGCAACATATATAAGATACCCTTTTGATCCTAAATGGACATACGTTACATTATTAAATGGTGAACCTTTGTTTGACCAAACTCAAACAGATTATCAAGATTTTGAATTACCTATTGATGATTCTAATAATTTAGTAGCAAGAATTTTACAATACGCTGGCATATCTATAAGAGAAGGAGATGTGTATCAGTTTGGACAAGTTGAAGAACAAAAAGAAAATCAAGAATAATTATGACATATATAAATCAAAGAAAATATTATACAAATGACGGTACAAGTCCTACGGATAGTAATTGGGGTTCTTATCAATATGTAAGCTTAGATAACATAATGACTAATTTTGAATTAATGTATGATGGAAATCATTCGTTGGTTAATAATGAAAATAGATATAAGATATTATTTCACGCAAAAAGAGCAATTCAGGAATTAAACTATGACGCATTTAAAGAAATAAAAGCATTAGAATTAACTGTATATGACGACCTAAGATATGTTCTTCCTTCTGATTATGTTAACTGGGTAAAACTTTATTTATTTAAAAATAATGTTTTAAGAGAATTAACCGAAAACATTCAAGTTCAATCATCCATTCAATATCTTCAAAACTCTACTGATGTTTTTGGGTATGATGGGAATAATAATGTATCAACTATAGAGTCAAATTTGGATACTGCAAGAAAAAATGGATCATTAAATAGTATTTATTTAAATCAAAATAATGAAGGAGATGTTAATGAAAATTGTATTGATTGTGATGGAGATATATACAACTCTCGCATTGGAGCTAGATATGGTTTAAATACTGAAACAGCTAATATAAACCCTACGTTTACTATTGATAAAAAAGCTGGTGTTATAAATTTTGATTCTACTATGGCAAATCAACAGTGCGTATTACAATATATATCTGATGGTATGGAAAATGGAGATAATACACAAATACAAGTTAATAAATTATTTGAAGATTATATATATGCTTACATACAATATGCTATATTAAATAGTAAATTTGGAGTGCAAGAATATATTATTAATAGAGCAAGAAAAAACAAACAAGCTTTATTAAGAAATGCTAAAATCAGATTAAGTAACATTCACCCAAGCAGATTGCTTATGAACCTGAGAGGTGAAGATAAGTGGATAAAATAAAATGGCGAACATTCAAAGAAATTTTGTAGCAGGCCGAATGAATAAAAGCCTTGATGAAAGGCTTATTCCTAATGGAGAATATATAGATGCTTTGAATGTAAGATTAGGTTCTACTGAAGAATCTGAAATAGGTGCTGTAGAAAATTCTAAAGGTAACGTACAGGTCACATCACTTCAATACACAGATGGAACAAAACTTAGTTCTCAAGCAAGATGTATAGGGGCTTTTGAAGATGGAGCTAACGAAACTGTTTATTGGTTTGTACACGACCCTGCATTTACGGTAGGAGCAACAGGAAAATTAGATTTAATTGTCTCTTATAACGTAATTACAGGAGGATTAATATATCATGTTGTTAGTGTTAATGATGGAAGTGGGGCTAATACTACTTTAAATTTTGATGCCAACTTTTTAATAACTAGTGTAAATAAAATTGATAATTTAATTTTTTTTACTGATAACTTAAATGCTCCAAGAGTAATTAATATTGATTTTAATTACCAAGACCCATTTAATAATATCGATCAATTTACCAATGAACAAATTTTAGTAATAAAAAAACCACCTCTTGCTGCGCCAACACTAAATTTATTAAACACTACTTTACAAGATTCTTTTTTAGAGGATAATTTTATTTGTTTTGCATATAGATATAAATATTCAAACGGAGAATATTCAGCTGTTTCGCAGTTTAGTGAACCTGCATTTGACCCAGGAATTTTTTCTTTTTCTTCTGATAGCTTTTTGAATGAAGGTATGGTTAACTCCAAGACTGGAGTGCAAGTTACATACAACACAGGAAGTTCATTAGTAGTTGGAATAGATTTATTATTTAAAGAAGCAAACGATCCTACTATAAAAATAATTGAAAAAATTGAAAAATCACCTTTAGGTCCACATAACACTAACGCAACTTATGTTTTTACAAACAGTAAAATATTTACTGTTTTACCAGAAAGTGAAATTTTAAGATTATATGATAATGTTCCTAGACAGGCTAAAGCTCAAACATTAATGGGTAATAGACTTATATATGGTAATTATACTGAAGGTTATAATCTGATAGATATAAATGGTGCTCCGTTAAATTTAAATTATACAGTTGAATTAGATTCTAAAAACATTGGAGGTGAATCACCAACTTCTACTAATGTTTTAGCATACCCTTATGATGCTTTCGGTATACCGCAAAATATTAATTTTGCAGGATTTACATTTGATTTAGGGGGTTATGAAAGTTTATTAGTTAAAGGTGCTACTCTTTCATTTTCTATAACTTACCAACATGCTTTTTATGTAGGAGCAAACACTCCTGATGCAGAACAAGGAAGTACTATAATAAACTTTTCCTATACATTAATAGATAGCTATTCTTCAGTTGCAAATTTATATTTTAGTTCTGATTTTCAAGCAAAAATAGGATTGACTGATGCGTCTATACAGACAGTAGCAGATGCTCAAAATGGATTAGGTTCAACCTTAACTGATGTGTTTAATTTTTCTTTAGACGGAACATTAGACGGAACAACTTATGATTATGCTATAAATCAAACAGGTATTACTAATTCAACACAATCTCCACCAGCAAAAGGAGAACCTATAGGAGGTATTTTAACTGGAACGGAAATAAGTTTTATTTTACCTGTAGTACAATATACACAAACAGATCCGGTTGCTAACAATCTAATTGTTTCTTATAATTATGTCACTGCTGTAAATGTAAGATTACGACAAACCGAAAACATAGAAAGCCTGCATAGTAATAGAGGTTATGAACTAGGTATAGTTTATATGGATGAATATAACAGAGCCTCTACAGCTTTAGTAAGTAACAATAACACTGTAAATATACCTTGCTCTAGGTCAGTTAATAAAAACGAAATTATAGCTACAATTCCAGTTAGTCAAAGAGCTCCTAGTTGGGCAACAAGATATAAATTTGTATTAAAACCAGATAGAACAACTTATGAAACTGTGTACTCAAGTATATTTTTTGAAGACCCGACATCTAATAATTCTTATCTTTTATTAGAAGGAGATAATATTGCAAAAGTAGAAACAGGAGATAGATTAATAGTTAAAAGAGATTCTGCTGGCCCTATGACAAAATGTGTTTATGCAACGGTTTTAGAAAAAGAAACACAAACTGCAGATTTTATTCCTTACGCTCCATCACCAGCTCCTCCTATTGTTCCTGG